TCAAACTTTATTTCAAAGTAATTACTACAATAGCAAGCCTGTTCCCGGAACCGCAGCAGGCAACATTGTTTTTTCACCAACATTAGCTGGTGCTGTAAGCGCAACAGCCTCAACAGCAGCAGCTGCTGCAGCTTCTAACTTAAACTCTTACATTGATTTAGCCGCCAAAGTAGCAGCTGCAAATAAAGACATTATGACTCAACCAGCAGACTACAAAGATTATATGTTTAACCTTTCCCCCCACTCTTGGAGTTTACCAATTGAAGCTAGTCTTGTAGACCAAAGAACGTTTTTAAAAAGGCACAAAAGTGCTAGCGCTACAAAATCTAGAGTTGTAGGAAAAAATCCAAACATGGATGCTGGATCTAAGAGCAAAACACGTCGCGGAAGAATTATGTGGCATGCAAGTGCTCAAGACGAGCAGTACACAATAGGAACATTTGGTGAAACCGTTGCTATTGCTGCAGGAAGGGCTCGTCAGATAGGTTTTCAATTCTTATGGAACCCAGACAGTTTTGGTACGTCAGTACAACTAAACCCAGATGTAACTCCGTCTATGCAAGACAGATTTGTTGGGGTAGCTGGTGCATTTCCTGGTACTGGAAGCATTACAATCAATCTTAGACTTGATAGAACTAACGACTTTGCGTGTTTTGCTCATAAAGGACGGATTGAAAAAAATCCTAATACTGGCGTAGATGAAGAAAAAAAATGGAATAGCAGCTTTGGTCAATTCTATAGAGCTCAAAAACTTGGAGTTGTTACAGACGCGTTATTAGACAAACAAATTGCTGAACTTTATGAAATGGGAACTCTTGCAGATGTTGAGTTTTTGTATCAAACAATTAATGGGCCAAACGCAAACTATATGAAAGGCGGCTGGAAAAACTCTTTAGGACGTGTTACATCAGATATTGGATTTTTGGCAGCTAGCCTTGTTAAAATTGAAATTGGACCTTTAGACTACGTTGGGTATGTAAACGGAATTGCTGTTAACCACATTGCGTTTACTCAAGATATGAAACCTATCCGTACAGATGTGTCTATTACGGCTAACCTACTTGCATCTGTAGGACTAGCGGAAGCAGGAAAATAATGACTATTTATAAAACTTCTCGGTATAACAACTCCGATATTGACTACGTATCAACAACCTCTGGTGGCGACAGTACTCCTATTGTTTTTTATGAATTTTCAGAGCTTGGACGATTAACCTGGGTAGATTACATATGGAAAGACGGAGACCGTTTAGACCTAACTGCTTTTCGTTTTTATAGCAATCCTCATGCTTGGTGGTTAATCGCGGAGGCTAACCCTGAGATTGAAGATCCACTAAACATTCCTGCGGGAGCAGTGTTAAGGGTGCCAAAACGTGCTTAAATTTCTAAGCGTTAACTTTAACGGAATTGATGGGGCCCCATACAGGCTGAGTCACTTTCGGTATACACAAGCTAAATATCAACATGAGCTTGCTTATTTAACCTTTAACGAGTGGGATACCTCTATTGACTTTATTAAGCCTGGGCTTCCAGTTGATTTTGAGATTAAAGACCCTAAAGGAGTAAAAAAGTTTTACGGTTATGTCCACCACGTAGAGCCTAACAAGACTCCAGGGTCCGACAATGTAACAGTTGTTGTAATTGGGGCCTCCTATGTACTTAAACAAGCTCGGCAAGAAATTTATAACAATATAACAGCATCAAATTTAGCAATTGCTATTGCTAAAAAACATAATTTTTCTTACGGAGTTACGCCACACCCACGAATTTATCCTCAAATTTCCCAGTCTGGGCAAAGCGATTGGCAACTATTAGTAAGAATAGCTAGACAGTGTGGGTACTCTTTAAGAGTTGAAAATACTGAACTATACTTTAAACCACTTGATGAAGATTTTTTAACTTACAAACCCGAAGCACCTAGGTTTTATATGAACGACGCTAACAACCCAACAGGAAGTACAATTTACTCGTTTAAACCTATTATTGGAGAAACGTTAGGGTTTGATGACGCTGGGGGTGCTAAGTCGGCTACTGCAGTTTCTGGAATTACTTTATCTGAATCTCAAAGCAATTTTGCGGTAACGCGTCAAAAAATAGATGTACCTATTAGAAGATCAAGAAGCGAAGAGTTTTTTGACCGATATGACACTTCAACAGTTGCAACCGATTACGCTTCCGCGGTTTACGAGGCGGAAGCAGCTGATCTGTTAACTAAATATCCTTATAGAGCCTCTGTAGAAGTTCTTGGTGATACGGCGTTACGTCCAGGTATGCCTGTTTATTTAGAGGGTGTGGGCGCTGATTACTCAGGATACTGGACAGTTTTAGAGTCTGAACACATTATTGATAATCGTGTTTATACAACAAAATTAATTGTTGGAGTGGATTCTCTAGGAAGCGGTAATGTGTGGAAAGACGGTAACTCTTTAGCTATTCCTCCAAATTCTGATCTTAGAACAATAAACCCAGGAACATACCAAACAAACGTACAACCAAAAACTGCGCTAAAAGTAGCTAGACAGGGACGCATGTTAAAATATGGGTACTCAATTTCTTCTACAACAAACAAACCTAATGCCAATACTACAGAAAAAAGCGTAGTTGCTTGGTCTAGCGTAGGTAAAAAAGATTTAAATAGCGCAACTGTAAAACCTTCAAAAAGCGCTGTTGTTTACGAAAAGTTTAGGGGCCTAGGTGTCCTCTAACGATTACGATAAACGTTTTTACGGCATATACCCAGGCAAGTGCGTAGAAAACGTTGACCCTGAAGATAAGTATAGAATTAAACTACAAGTGCCTCAGATATACGGGACGGCTATTTCTAATTGGGCTTTTTCGTGTACACCTGTAGCAGATGACCGCAGTGTCTTTATACCAGGACTTAACAGCACAGTTTGGGTAATGTTTATAGGTGGAGACCCCGATTTTCCCGTATGGATAGGAGTACTGTAATGGCGGAAAAAGCAATTTCCTACCCTTTTAGGTTTAACGAGATAGGTGGCGTTGAGTACACCTCCGACTACGAAAAAATATGGAAAGACAGAATAATCATTCTATGCCTTACTAGAATTGAAGAGCGCGTAATGCTTCCTAACTTTGGTACTAGAGTTCCTGACGCTTTGTTTGAAAGTGAAGAAGATGCCATAGAAATGTGCAGAACCTCGGTAATTGAGGCCTTTGCTAAATGGATGCCTGACCTAGTATTTGTAGATGTTAGGGGTACCCTAGACGTAGATACAAGCGAATTATTCCTAGAAATTTACTATAATGACCCTATCGGACAACCTAACTCCGTAACTGTCCGTACAGCAGTACTTACACGTTTTGGCGAGATTATTAGTGAGGTAGTAAGTGGCTAATTTAAATTACGTACCGCAGGTTGACTACACGTCTAGAGACTACCTATCTATTCGAGACGACCTCCTTGGACTTATTCCAACTTTTGCTCCTCAATGGACTAACCGCGACGCTGCAGATTTTGGAATTGTTTTACTACAGATGTTTGCTTATTTAGGAGACCTACAGTCTTACTATATAGATAGAGCTGGAAACGAAGCGTTTATATCTACAGCTAGCAAGCGTTCTAGTATTTTGCGTCACGCAGCTTTACTAGACTATCAACCAACCCAAAGTACTCCTGCACTTGTTGAACTTACTTTTACAAACACTTCTGGTGCAGCATTACAAGTATTTGCTAAATCTCAAATTGCTACCTCTACAACCGTAAACGGTGAAAGTCAAATTATTTTTGAAACTAACGCTACGGTTACTGTGCCAGGGGCAGCGGCGCCAGGAAACACGGTAAAAGTAATTGCTACCCAAGGATATACGGTTGAAAACGAACTTGTTAAGGCCGCATCTACTGGACAGCCAAATCAAGTTTATCCGTTAGAGGTTGATGAAGTTATTGAAGACAGCGTGTCTGTTGAAATTGATGGCGTAACATATGAAAAAGTTCAATATTTAATTGATGTTCCTGGTAATACTCCAGCGTTTACTACAATTACAGACGCAGACGGACGTACTTACATTCAATTTGGTGACAATATTGGCGGAAAAATACCACCTGGTAGCAGTTCAATTTATGCAACCTACCGCGTTGGTGGGGGCACTATTGGTAATGTTTCATCTGGTTCTTTAACTGAATTTCTAACTGGGTTTAGTTCAGGTTTAACTGTCACTAATCTAACAGCTGCTGCTGGTGGAGAAGACCCTGAAACTACTGACTCTATTAAAATTAACGCCCCTATAAGCCTTAAGTCATTAAATAGAGCGGTTTCATTATCTGACTACTCCTCTCTTACACTACAAGTGGCTGGAGTAGCAAAAGCAAATTCTACTTCAGAAACGTATTCAAGCGTAATTGTTTATTTTGCTCCTTTTGGTGATCGAGGCGTTGAAGCAGATAACGTAACTCCTACAGGAATTTTTGATGCGTTAGAGTTAAAAGTTGTTGATTATTTAAGGGGCAAAGCACCTGCTAATACAACTATTACTTTAGCTCCCCCATCTTATGTAAAAGCAGATATAAAAATGTCTATTACTGTTCTACCTCAGTACCGCAGGAGTAACGTTCAATACGCTGTAGTAAGTGCTGTTAACGAAATACTTGATTTTAGCAACGTACTATTTGCGGACCGTATAAGCCTTCAATATCTTATGCGAGCTATTGCTAGTGTTCCAGGTATTGATTTTACTGAAATTCAACTATTTCGTAGAAAAGATACTCAACAGTTATTTAACATAACTAATAAAGCTTTAACAAGCGAAGTTGCTACTTTAACTACCAGTACAACTCATAACTTAACTCCCGGTCAAGTGTTTACTGTTACAAATGTTGACGCGACGTTTAATGGTACATACGCTGTTGCTGCAGCACCTACAACAACTACGTTTACATACGCAAAGCCTGGAGCAACAAATGTAGGCTCAGCTGCACTTACAGCTTCGTTTAGCATTAATAACAAGCTTAGGGCGGGAACAACAGCAACTTTAACTACCTCTGCTTCTCATGATTTAACGGTAGGTAGTACAGTAACTATTGCTGGAGTTGAGACTGCGCTTAATGGAAAAGTAGTTATAACTGCTGTGACTGCTACAACTTTTACATACACTACCGCTACTTCAGGAACTATTGCCACAGCAGCCGTATCTCCGGTAGGAACAGTACAAAAAGCGTTAGTTCAAGCGCTAGTTGTAAACGATATTGTCTGTGCAATTAATGAAATACCAGAGGTTGGTCAAATTGACATTACAGCCACTGGTGGAATTACAAACTAAGGAGAAAAATGGCCGCCTCATACCCAGCAACGATCAGGGCGTTTACCACAAAGGTAAACGTTGTAGACCTTATTGACGCAACTGACCCTAACTTCCTTCAAGAAGAAGTAGTTGCTATTGAAACCATTCTTGGGGTAACACCGTCGCTTTCAACAACCCCTTCTTCTGGAGGAACTTTTAATGCTACCGCTACTACCTTTTCTACCGTCTCTGCTCGTTTAGCTAATATTGAAACGGGCATTGTTTCTGACACGCACACTCAATACCTTAAAAAAGTAGATGCCTCAGTAACAACTGCCTCAACAAGCTCTGGTGTTGTTCGTAATATCTTTGCTTCTACCTCTAACCCAACCGGCGGCATAGACGGCGATGTTTGGCTAAAGTACGTATAGACAATGGCACAGTATGTAAAAGTAGGCGGAACTTGGCGCTCAGTAGATGAGTCGTCTAATTGTGGTTCCGTAAAAGTTGGTGGCGTGTGGAAGTCTGCTACTAACGGCTACGTAAAAGTTGGGGGCGTTTGGAAAGAGTATTGCGCCCCTGTAGTAACCACTACAACTACTGCCACTACTACAACCCCACCACCTACTACTACTACTACTACTACCACCACTACTACCACTACTACCACTACAACTGCTGCATCTACACCTGCAACTATCGCTAACGTAACCTTAACTAAGTGTGCTAATTCAGTTTGTTGCTGTGATAGAGCAGACGTTCAATGGACATCTACGTTTCAAAACTCTTACAGAGTTACTGATAGCACAGGGTACGACAGCGGAGTTCTTTTTGGCGCAACCATTTTTCATGCTATTGGAAAGGTGTGTGGCACCACCTACACAAGCTTAACTGCTACCGTAACGGTTTGGAATAGTAATAACGGAACAGGTACATCAGCTCAGGGAAGCCAAACTGCAACACTTACTATGGAGGCTTGCCCTGCAACAACTGCAACAACTTCAAGTGTCTCTGTAACAAGCAGCTTACCAGTAACTACTGCTACGGTTACCTCGTCTGCTCCGTCTGGGCCATGTCCGGCGGGTCAAACCCCAATTTATGGCATTGTTTGTACAGGCTTTTTTGCTAATGATCCTGTTATTGGGTGCGGCGGCGAAGGAGCTTGTAACCTTAACCTTTATGGAGAATCCGGTTCCCCATGTTTTATGTTCTGTATTTAACAAGGAGAAATAATGAAAACATTTGAAGAAATTTCTTTTGACTGGGCTGACCTTACAAACAGAGCTGAACATATTGGAGTTGTTTTAGGCATAGATAATATTGCTCGATATCTACTGCATACGTATGACGACGTTTATGCGCTTTTAACTTCACCGCACACGTTTTCTGATGGGGCTGCGGGTAACCCTGAGGGGTCTTACTACGTAAACGTATCTTTAAACAACGAGATTGTAGAAACTCTTCAAGTTCCAGAAATTCTATGGGCATTACTTTTAAGCAACTGTGACGTAATTAAAATAGCAAAATACACCGAGACTGGAAAAACCTATGAAGAAATGGGAGACATATATTACGTAGATGCGGGTTGGAGATACTCCTACTCAAACGGTTCGTACAACGTCTTTCCTCCTACTGGATGGGCTCCACCAGTTAAAAAAACATTGCAAGAACAGTACGATTACCACGTACACTTAACCTCTAAATTGTCTGACTATATTGAAAAAACCCCGGAATCAGACGCTTATTACTTTGAGATGCTAGACTCTGCAACGTCTAGAAAACTTACTTTAGAAGCACAACTAAGGGTAGAAAATGAAAAAAGAAAAACCGGTTAGACCTTGGGACCTATTTAATTCTAAACAACCTAGGGCTGTTGAGGAAGTAGAAAACGAAAGATTTAAAACTTGCCTTGGTTGTGAGTTTTTAATTAAAATGACAAACCAGTGTAAAAAATGTGGTTGCATTATGACTTTAAAAACTAAACTAGAAAATGCTACTTGTCCAATAGGTAAATGGTAATGCCTTTTTTGTTACAATCTCATTGGCACGGCAAATTTGGTAACCGTATGCACCAATACGCCTACGCTTCAACGTATAAACGGCTAAACAACGTAGATTATTTTACACATTCTGGGTGGGAAGGAACTCATCTTTTTAAAGAGCCGCAGAACCAAATTTTAAACAACCACGAGTTAAATGAAAAACTTAACCAAGGAAGTCTACTTGGTTCAGCTAGAGACGCTGCGGTGTTTGCTGCGTACCCGGGCATTAAAAAAATTGACTCGTTAGTTTACCCTGAAAACTACGCTAACCCTGGAACCCCAGTGTTTTTTGACAGCCTGTCTGCTTATGGTGACGCTGTCTTTGAGCCTATGTCAAAAGAACATTTATTAAAAGTCTTTGAGTTTTCAGATGAGGTAAAAGAAACTGAAGCGTATAAATACTGGAAAAATAAAGCCGGGACGTATGACATAGCCCACCTACGCCGTGATGATATTGCTAGTCCTGAGTTTAATAATGCTAACGTACAGGGTTACTCAGTATTAAATAAAAATTCTTATTTAAATGCTTTTGAGCAATACGGGTTTGACGTAAACAAAATGGAGTGGTGTTCGGACGACTACTTAAACAAATGGCATCCAGAACGCCCTGCCTCACCTAGATTTGGTTGGGGATATCCTTTTGGGGCGGAGTATAGAAAAGGAATTATGTTTGATTGGCTTGAAGATTTTTTACGGCTTTACTTTGCCAGAACTGTGTTTAGAGCAAACAGCAGCTTTAGTTGGTGGGCTTGTTTTCTTTCTCCAACCGCAACTGTTTACAGCCCCGTCCTACAAAACCAAATTATTTACGGACGTGATGATAGATTAGAAGAAATTACAGCAGAGTTTGTTTTGGGTAATGAACCGCATTGGATGTACTTAGGAACAGCAAGTAGGTGCATATCAATATGAAAAAAGCTTTAGTGTTAGGAGCAGGCGGGTTTATAGGAAGTCATTTAGTAAAACGCCTTAAAGAAGAAGGAATGTGGGTTCGCGGGGTTGATCTAAAATACCCAGAGTACTGGAGTACGTTTGCAGATGAGTTTGTTATAGGAGACCTACGCGACGTAAACGTTGTAGCGGCTACGCTTGACCAAACTTTTGATGAGGTTTACCAGTTAGCGGCAGACATGGGTGGGGCTGGGTACATTAACACTGGGGATAACGACGCAGAGGTTATGGGAAACTCTATACTAATTAACGTTAACGTTTTAAAACAAGCAGAGATAATTGGAGTACGAAGCGTTTTTTACTCGTCAACTGCGTGTGTTTATCCAGAGTACAACCAGTTAAACCCAGAAGAAATTAACTGCAAAGAAGACTCTGTTTATCCAGCAGCACCAGACACTGAGTACGGGTGGGAGAAGCTGTTTAGTGAACGTCTATATATTGCATATAATAAAAATTATGGGATGAAAAATAAAATAGCTCGTTACCACAACGTTTTTGGTCCGTATGGGACTTGGGACGGCGGCAAAGAAAAAGCCCCCGCCGCTATATGTAGAAAAGTTGCTTCTTCTACTACTTCAATAGAAATTTGGGGCAATGGCGAACAGCATAGGTCTTTCTTGTATATTGATGAGTGTGTTAAAGCCACCGTTGCTTTTTATAGAGAGCCTAACTTTTTTGAACCAATAAACATAGGATCTGAAAGGCATGTGTCTATTAATGAGCTAGTAGACATCGTATGCGCTATAGAAAATAAAACCTTAATAAAAGAGCATGTTTCTGGGCCTTTAGGAGTTCATGCTAGAACTTCAAATAATGCACTATTTAAAAAAATTATGGGGTGGACCGTAGACGAAAACCTAGAGTCTGGCCTTGAAAAAACGTACTATTGGATTAAAAACCAAATAGTACTGACAAAACCGTAATATTCTTGGATACTAGAGCGTTAATGAAATTTAAGGAGGTGTAGCTAATGAGTCGGTATGGCATTGACTACTACGGTGTAGGCAGGTACGGAAGTCCTGCAGTTGTTGAGTTTGATGTATACCCTTTTATTAGCCGCCCCGTAGGTTACGGTAAAATAGACTTAACTTGGACCAAACCTAATGGGGCTTGGACAGACTTTAGGCTTGTTAGAAACTCTTATGGATTCCCAGTAGATGCAGATGACGGAGATATCCTGAACGAGTCTGCAAAAGGCCCTAGCCCAATTGCTTACCCTGACGAAGATTTAGTTGAAGGAAGAACTTACTACTATTCTATCTTTGTTAAAAATGAAGAACTGTATTGGGTTAGAGCTGGAAATGTCTATGGAGTTTCAGTTAAAGACTTTAACTCATACGAAAAAATGTACACATACCTTCCCGCAATGATGCGCACATTGATGACTGAAAATGCTTTACCACCAGATCGAGCTGCAACGCGTACTTATGAACTAACAACAGATAGAGAAAATAAAGATTTACAAGACTTTTTAAAACTTTTAGCTTTTGAATATGATTTAG